TCGTACTAGAGGTTAGCGTGCTAGTGGTAGACGGCACGCCACGGAAGATGTCAGACATAAAGCCAATGCGCTGATACGGTTCAAACTGGCGTTCAAGAGCCGTGGCGCGTTGGGCGTCAATCTCGGCCTGTTGTTGCGCTTGTTCCTGACCACCAAGCTGTGACAGGATTCCAACGTCGCGTGCCTGCGCCGCCTGTGCAGATTCACCCATGGCCGCTTGTTGCAGACCTAGCTTGCCAAACAGTTCAGCGCCCTGTTGCGCTCGATCCTGTGCGGATTCAAACGCCTGTGCACGGAGTTGACCAGACTGCCTAGCAAAGGCGTCCGCTGTATTGCGCTGTAGTTCTTGCTCGGCCACCGCCTGACGCGAACCGCCAAAGGCACCTGAACTGACGGCGGACGAACCAATGCGCTGACGCTCCATGTCCGCTTGCCGCTGTAGATCAGCAAGGCTCTGATCCACAACCTGATCCACATACGGGTTCATGTATTGCTGATAGGCACCTGGCTGTAGCGCAGCTACGCCCTGACCAAGAGTCGCGGCACCAGCTTCCATCATCGGCTGATAGGCACCCACACCAGAGATACCAAGCTGGATTGCCGCTTGCTGTGCCGGCGTCATGCCAGCAACCTGATAATCAGGAATCGTGGTGGGCATATTAGCTAGAGCCGAGGTACTAGCAAGCAGATCCTTGAGGAAGGTCTCCTGATACTCCGGTAATACGGTTACCGCTTCGGTGCGTACTGTTTCAGCCATTATGCCATCCTCTCAAACTTGTCCATCATGGCGTACATGCGCTTGGCACCCAAGTCGGTATTGCCGTTTCCTGCGCCCTTGACGGCCTTCTTCGTCATTACAAACTCTTCGTCCGAGAGCCGTGCCTCCTGAACCTTTTTGCCATTCTGATAAATGCCGGCCTTGATGCTGTCTGAAACACCAGTCCCTGGACCTTCAATCAAACCACCTTGATTGAGCGTAACGATGCCGCCCATCGCCATGCCGTCACGAGCCTTAACTGCGGCTTCTAGTTCTTCAATCGAATCATAGGCTTTGCCTGTCACCGGATCGACAAACAGTCCAGCAATCGGGGAGCCTTGGTAGTCTGGGCGCGACTCCAACTGCATCTCACCAGCTTCCTCAAGCTCTTCCTCGCCCACACCGGCCATGCCCAACAGTGAACTGCCCACTACAAGGTCACCAACCGAGATGCCGGAGCCGAGAATCCCGCTCTTTGCCGCCTCTTGCGTGGCGGCTTTGGTAGCGGCTTCGGCCACTGCGGCTTCGGTTGCAGCCTTGGTAGCGGCGGCGCCGGTAGCAGATTGCGCGGCTGCTGGGCCTACCCCCATCGCACCAAGACCCGCAGTAGCACCGCCACCAAGGACTGCATTCTTAATCGCGTCTTTGGCGTCACCACCGGCTACAAGTGTGCCGATTCCAGAGCCAAGAGCCGCGTTTAACGCAGCACTACCAGCAGGGCCGAATAGAGCACCGCCTATTCCGCCTATAACTGGTAACAGTGTTTTAAGGTTAAGACCCAAGCGTTTCGCCTCCAAGAGACTGAGGAACAGTTACGGAGATTGTAGTGTCTCGTCTTTCTGCACCTGTCCATGGATTGCCGCAGTCTGGGCAGTTACCATCAGGGTGACTAGCTATCTCCTCTGGAGTGTCAACTTCATTAGGGCAGCTAGCGCAATACAGTTTATCAGAACTTGTGCTTGGTGACCACCGGCTCCCGTCTGACATCACAATTACGTTGTCATCTGACACTAGACATCTCCTTCTACTTTTATCTTCAGGGTTCCTGAGTCCTGATACACATCTCCTACTTCTAGCGAAGATAAAGCATTTTGGTCAGGTAGTCCATTTATGCCCGTCAAAGGGTTGCGAACCTCGTTGATCAGAACCTCAAGCGTTCTGGCAAGCTGATTCATGTAAGTTGGATCGTACTCCTCTGGGGCGACAGGCAGAATAGGACGGATAACTTTGGTGTTGCTCATCTGCGCCCATCCGCTCTTACATCAATCCTTGGAGCACCAAGCCGCCACTTCACATCCACCGCGTCACTGGAAACCTTGAAGTTCAGGCTTCTGCCTCGTGCTCGAGTAAAGATCTGATTGGTGTATACGTCTGTACTGCTTTCGGTAACCACACCAGAAACCGTCTCTGTAATCGCCTTACCAGGGAAGTCACGGGACTGAATCGACAGAGTGGCCGCTGGGGTCGAGGTATCAGAATCATTGAACGTGATGTCTGGTATCACGCGCCGCAGGAACATGAACTGTTCGCCATCGCCTATATCAAAGTCAGACGATTGCACAAAAGCGTTGATCGCAGATCCGTCATCATTCAGCCCAAACTCATGGTTGTACAGATAGCCACCCTCTACTGCCTGTGGGTAGCTACGCTGTCCTGCGCCTCGATCATTCCATGCGGTACGAGACAACTGCCCGTAATACCAGACCTTTTCGCCGTAGTTATAGACGACATACCGGTTTACTTCACCTGAAGCATTATTGGTCTGGGTAGGATAGAACCACCAGATTTCTGTCTCTGATGCCAAGGATCCGGCGTGGATCTTGAACGACTGATTACGGTTGAGGTCACTGAAGACATAGTCCCGCACCGAGCAAGGCAACGCCTGAACACGACCATCATACACATAGAAGTTTTCCTGCCCCATCCAGAAGACAACGTCATTGACGCTGACTGCGGCATTCGGGCTGACGATTCGTGTGTTATCGGCCAACAACGCAGTGCCGAAAGTGAACGGCGCACCCGTAAACTGAACAGAGTTCAGGCTTGTATCCGTCCAAACCAAAATCTCCCGTCGTGTTCTGAGAGCGGTGATGATCTCGGAGCCTTGCGACAGGCGGATATCTCCCGCCGTATTTGTCGCCGTAGGCGTCCAGTTGGCAGCATCCTCTTGGTTAGAGAAGCGGATCAATAGCGGGTCTTGTTCAGTCGAGCCTAGTGGATTGGCACCAAAGGCCAGAACATGCCTATCTACTTCAGAAACAAGAACCTTACGAGCAACGGTGGGTGTATTGCTGGCTCCTGACAAGTTCTCCAGAGGAATGGCTCGATTGTTCGTTAAGCCTCCGGTGGCGTCCCAGTAGTATATGCGTCCATCCGCGACGTTGATGATCAGATCTTCGCCAAAGTTGTCTGCGAACCACAGACGGAGGGTCTGACCCGCAAGGTTACCTGCCGCACTGCCCCATGTAAAACGGCCCCATGTGCCTGCGCCCCAACCAGCGCCAAGAACGGTGGTGTTCAAGCCGGTCTCAAGCAGATAAAACGCCGACGCCTGCCCCGCAGAAGAGTTCGTTTGATCTGCGGCAGAGGACAATGTGATGGTGTAGGTGTTAGTCGCGGCAGACTGTACTTCAAACTCAGCCGCCAATGCTGAGTTCAACGCCGACGACAGGCCAGACACATCCTCAAAGATCACGCGATCTCCTGCCAAGGCACCGTGCGCTGTATCGTTAACGGTTACAGTCGTGCTTCCGCTGGTTGTGGTGAATGTTATAGCCATCAGCCTACTCCAACAGTGACGTAACCAGCGGCGCCGGTGGCTTCAAGACCTAACGGGAAGAACCCTGCGTCAGCGGCTGGGTCACCGCCGCTAGGTAGCGTCTTAACAGTGACAGTGCCAAGACCGCTTGTGATCTGTTCTGTAACTTCAGATATGATCAACCTGTGTTCCGCAGGCTCCAGATCACCCACCTGACCAGTGGCTTCCTCACCCGTCACAAGCACATGATGTGTGGTTTCGACGACGATGGATCCGACCAGACCGGCTACGCCCGTAGCTTCCTCACCCGTTACGGCGACATTCTGAGTCGCCACGGCACCGGTGAAGATTACGACACTACCAACGCCCCCTGTTGCGGCGGAACCAGTGACAGCTTGAGGCAGAAGCACCGTGCGCCGGAACGGCGTGATGTCTCTGAACGTGCCGGACTCTTCTATGTATGCCTTGATGTGAGTGCCTACGAACAGTAGGTTCTGAGATGAGAGCGTTACAAAATCATGCAGCTCTCGAGCTGTGCCAAGAAACGTGGAACTGTTTACTTTCTCCCAACCACCAATTCTTTCAACATACCCATAACGAAAGCGGATGAAGTTCCCATCGAACCATCCGCCCTCATTAGAATAGTTGGTGCCCTCGCGATTGATACCAGGGCGAAACTGGAGTTTGGTAAGAGGCATTCATTACTCCGCTTCAACAATCGTCAAATCACCGGCATCAATTTTGGCCTGTATGTCACTGGGAAGATTGTCCTTGTTTGCACGAAGCCATACTTGAAACTCTGGGTCAATACCAATACAGCTATGTTTTCCGTTGCTGTAGATTATGTTTTCTTCAATAACTTCTAAAACCTGATAAGTCATAATTCTGTCCCCGATGTTCCAATAAACGCATCTAATTCTCTTAGTCTCATCATTATAGATTGTCCTACGGTATGACCCGTGGTGCTTGTATAACGTATCGCTATGGTGTTTTTACTGGCTCTGGTAAATGATGGAACAGAAGTGCTGATAGCAACAGTACCCTCCTTTCTGACATCATAGTCTGATGCAGTGCCACTGGTGGTGATGCCCGTTGGTGCTGTCCGCATCGTAACTGGAAGGTCCATATTACCGTCTACTGTAGTGGTGGTAGTACACAATGCCATTCCGACTGAGGCTTTGTCTGTCGCAATAGGACCAAGTTGGTAGTAATACCTCTGGCAACGCCGCAACTCATCGCTAAACGACCGATGCTCAAACGCTGTAGCTACGTCGCCAACTTCCCATTGTATGCCGGTGATGTACCAGTTGTTTGTGCTTGCCATCAGGTTGACCTGACCTACCGCACGATTCGCAGTAGTTAAAGAAGCCCAGCCCGTAGGCAAAGTGCCGCTTGTAAAGTTTGACCCCGCCGCAAGCCACCATCGTACATCCATAGAACGATTGGCATCATTATCCAACGCACCAGTTGTGTCGCCAACAAATGTAATGGTTTTCTTTTCCCAAGTGTTTGCTGAATCAATCGTATACGTTTTTGCTGCGTGTCTATTGTTGTCATTATCAAACAATTCTAGAACGTATGTTCCGGTGGTGTTTGATTTCACCCAAAACGATACGGTGCTTGACTTTGCGTTTGAGGTGCCTTTTTCAAGACGTTGTAAATTTTGTCCCTCTATCCTTTGATGAAAGTTCATATTCTCATCAGCGGCTAATGCGCTTTCCGCCGTGGTTATGTTAACTTTGAAAGAACTACCAAAGCCCTGACCCGCCGGATTGTCAGAGTCTTGAGACTGCGTTATGGCAAGATTATCTGTTGCATTTTTTGACAACTGAAACCTGTCAACACTGGCGTAGAAAAAGTCAGTGCTAGACGTACCCCGCTGCGCCACCTGCATCGCACCGTTGATAATCATGTTCCTGTTCGACAACGCCGTCTGCGAACCAATCAGTGCGGCGAGTTCTGCTGCCTTACTCATGCGAGGTCTCCGTGAACTACAACAAGAATATGGTCACTATCTTGCCTAGCATCAGCCGTATTAAGTGTGCGAAGAAGCACAGTGCTGGCTGTTATGGCTCCGTCAAGATTCACCATTGAGTTAGAATAACCGGAGCCGTTGGCTATACCCGCTACGGCGTAGTTTGCATCCGCCATGTTGGTTGTATAACTAAAATCATAATCTCCATTGTTTGGGCCTTCAACTGTGCTGGTAATATTAAAACTTCCACGAATTTCAGTATCAGATGAATCAAACGTAGCTGTTCCGTTAAAATTAACCCAACCCTTTGCACTACCTTGTGCAACAGTAGACGTAGCCACGCTGTTGTTCCCGCTGGCATCCTTCAGGGTGTTTACTCTCAGTTCACTAGCCATTAGTCAGCGTCCCCCAGCCATGTGAATATGCAACTTGTAACAGCATGCTCAGTTGCAGATTCTGTAGTGGTGTTTGCTGCACTGCCTGTTGCAAAACGAATAACATCGTTTGTGGTATTAGTGCATTTGTAGAAAGTTTTTAACGAAATCTGCAACTTGTAAGTAGAAGCACTGTGCGACTCTTTTGCTTGTGCAATAGAACTAAATGTGCCGCCACCATTTTGTGATGACTGGATATTGTAATCAACGGTTGGGTCACCTCCCGACGAATTAGCACTAGCGTAAAGTTCAACTTGCCACAGTCCAGTAAATGGAAGAGTAAATACGCCACTGCTTTCTGTTACAGAGCCGCCCCTAGTAATCTTGCCAACATTTTCACCAGACAGTTGCGTAGCCATATCTGTCCAGCCTGTAAGTGTTGCGCTACCAGACACGCCACTCGTCAGCATAAAGCCCATCACGCACTGGCGGCTCTCGTTCACCTTCGCAGCTACAGGGCTTGTGCCGTCCGTGTGCTGGATTGTATCGACTTTAAGTACGCTTGCCATTATGCGAGGTCTCCGTGTGTTGCGGCAGTCATGTAGTCATTATTGTTGTAAGCACCGCTGTTAGACGACGAAGTGTAAAATAAATATGTACTTGAGTTCGTTGGGGATGATGTTGAGGATCTGTTACCGGCACTAGAAATTGTTTCACCTACAGATGTAACCGGAGCAAAATTTGCATCACTATGCGCCGTAGTCAATTCTACTGTTGTTTTTCCTGTATCGTTATGGGTGGTTGAAGACACGTTGAAACTGTCACGGACGCTAGCATCATCTCCAAACATATTAATCCAATGTTTTGCGGCATGTTGCTTCGTCAGCCCTACCGGCCCCGTACCCGCCTTGTCAGCAATCGTGTCTACATTAAGAACGCTGGTCATACGATACTCCAATATCCATTAACAGTGACGGTAGCACTCTGCGTAATCGGCCCTGCCGACACACCGTTCTCGTCGCTGTCAATCGTGATGTCTGCGCTGATCGTCTGGCCGTTCAGGCGAATGATTGAGTTGTTACCCTTGAAAGGATATCGAGTATCTGATTCTCCCTTGGTGTAGCTGTTCGCAATGGAGAATGTGTCGTATGCAACGATCTCAACTACGTCATTGAGTGACGCCCCTGTGACCAGCACAACCGTTGTGCCGGTTGTCGCCGTGTAATCCGTCCCTGGCTTTAGAAGAACACCGTTCTGGTAAACATCCACATACCGACCGTCTTGATAAGACAGCACCAACGAATCGGAATCGGATCCGCTGAAGCTCGTCTGCCCAGCCGTGGCTTGATACACGAAGCGGTTGCGAACACCAAACTCTGGAGATTTACCTATGTATGGCATTATGCATACTCCTCCACATACACAACACCGGAGGCCCCGGCTCCACCAGCTTGATTATCTGCCACGTTTGTAGCGACAGCACCAGAACCGCCACTTCCATGTCCTGTTCCATCATTACCTGTGTCATCGCCGGTTTTGCCCCGTGGCCCACCGCCAAGGTAGCTAGAACCGCCGTTACCACCGATAGCTTCGCTTGAAGACGTGCCAGCGCCGACGCCATATCCCCCAGCACTACCATTAATATTCAAATCTCCGCTGCTACCAACACCACCATCGCCGCCACGCAAAAAACTTGCGTTTGATGGCGAAACAGCATCGCCCCCAAGACCGCCGCTACCGCCAGTTGCGCTGCAATGAGAGCCGAACGATGATGAGCCACCCGCACCGCCATTGCCGCCAGTGCCTGCCCCAGCAGTGCCGCCTGCACCTATCGTGACCGTTTCAGTTGCACCAACCGATGTAATCAATTTCACGGCTGTGCCACCTCCGCCGCCGCCACCAGCACCACGAGCCGTACCCGAACCTTGGCCGTCAACACCGCCACCACCACCGCCGCCGCCGACAACATACACGCGAACGGCCTTTATGTTTGAAGGCTTTGTGTACGTTCCAGAGGAGGTAAAAACCTGAACAGACGTAAGACCGGGGTTATCCAGTCCACCAGAACGTACCTTTGTTAATGCCATTGTCTAAATTCCTTATGCGTAAGGCGAGTCGCCCAGCAAGTTAGAATCCCACGCTGCTTTCAGTTCAGCAATCGTGGTTGCATTAGTGATCGCAGATGCCGCTGGTGCGTCACGCAGGGCAGTCTTAGCGTTAACCGCCGCAGTCTTGGCATCCGCATCGTCAGCCTCAAGTGCCTTCATGTAGGCTACGTCTTGCGCCTCAAGCAGCGGAGCGCGAACTTCACGGATCTTGTCCTTGAAGATCTCCTTAGCCTTCGCCAGATCTTCACTGATGACGCTGCCACTCAGGGACCATGCACCGCGAAAGTGACGGTCAGAAGGAACGGTAACCGTGGAAGCGTCAACCTGATTCCCGTCCTTGTCTACGATGTATGTTGTCGGCATTTTCTGCTCCTCTAAGCTGCCAGTTCATCAGAGATGCGCCATGCGTTTCTCCACTCGCGTGTCCCCGGAAGCTGTTGCTTTCGGCAGATCACCATCTTCGGGCGGTTGCCCTCGTCCCACGACTGCCATACAGACTGTGGTACGTCCTTCTGAATGAGGTACTCGATGGCCTCTTCTTCGGTCATCGGCCCCATCGGTTCCGTATCATGCAGCAAGTAACCGCGTGTATGCTTTTTGAAGTCGGGCTGCGCCTCGTCCTTCGCTAGTTCCCAGTATACCCAAACCGGCGGCAATATCCCACCCTGCAAGGCGCAGGCCATCCAGTTGGGATCCGGTATCATTACCTTGGCACACTCATCTACCTTGTCCTCGTACACGACGCGGTAGTCGGACTGCACACCCTCAAGGTTCTCTTTGGCCCAGCAGAGCCGCTCCCATAGATGTGTGCCTTGAAACTCTGGAGTCACTGTCATGCGAGGTCTCCGTGAACCAATGCTTGTTGACATTGTTCGTTTTGCAAGGCAACTGTGCCATCTACATCAAAAACATTCATGCTAAATCTAGCAGTGGTATCAGCAGTAGAAATAGAACCTCTATTAGTGTTTGAGGTTGTCATGCTACCAGCCGGATTTGGTGATGTGGCACCCATTACAGCATGGGCGATGGACGACATGTTACTCGCGTAGTTCCCATACATACTGCCCTGGTCTCTGTCTGTCATAGTACTAATGTTGAAAGAATTATCTGTCTGATCATTAACTTGGTCATATATAGACCACGCCTTTGCACTGCCATTCACAACGAAATTGGTAGCCAACGAACCCGCAGTCGAGTGCGTCAGGGTATCTGCTTTTATTTCACCTAATGCCATCTACTGCTCCTAAGTTCCATGTACCAAGAAGCCCCAGAACTTACTAGGTATTCCTGCATTGTCATGTACTGTGATTGTTTCATCTATCTCAATGAAAGCCTCTACATAATCGCCTGACCCGTTCATCTGAATCATTGCTGTAGGCAAGGGGTAGCTGCCGTTAACAATAACGTCACTACTAAATTGAAATTGTTGACGACTGTTTTCAGAACCATTTTTATAATACATAAGGTTCATTAAGTTAAGGACAGGAGTAGTGCAGTTTACTCGTATAAAGCCACCAAACAAATACCATCCAGCCACAGACGGCGTGTAACGATGGTTAGTGGTGTCCCAGTAACTCCCGGTATCTAGAGACACAGTTTCCCACTGAATTTTAGTAGCCGCACCACCAGACGCTGATTGGTCTGTATCTGTAGCTTGAACTGCAAATGCTACATTTCTCTTAGGCACTATTAGCCCCGTACCATTCGGCTGAATGGTTAGATTGCCGTTGGTGGAAACGCTGCTGAGTTTGTTTGTCTTTACTTCACTCATGCGAGGTCTCCGTGAACAACAGAACACAAAACGTCATAGTCAGTGCTAGTGCCAGCATCAGTTTTTGTGTTGTTTCTATATTCAGATGTTGTGATTAAACTGTTGGCTCCTAAATCAGAAAACAGAGGACTGCCATCTAATCCACAAGTATTAGTAGCAGAATAATCATCATTATTCATGTTGTTGGTAAACTGTACATCTGTTTTGCCGGGACCATCGTCTATTATATCCGCCACGTTAAAACTGTCCTGTATTGTATGCACATTACTGATTATGGTTGCACTTAGACGACTTTTCGCTGCTTCTTGCTTCGTCAGCGTAGCTGCACCGCCGCCGGTGCTTTGGATGGTATCTGCCTTTAACGTACTCATAGCGTCACCAATGTCCCGCCGCTTTCAACGGTCAGAGTCACGCCACTGGCTACAGTGAACGGGCCTGTCACGTTTGCGTTCTCAGTCGAAAGAATAGTTATGTCGGTAGTTAGACTCTGTGCGTTGGTGCGGAACAAACCGCCACCCTTGAAGTTGCCCTTGTTAGCCGCTGGCGGCGTCACGGAACCTCGAGTCAGTCCTAAGAAGTTAATGAAGATATTGTTCGTTCCAGAGGAAGGTGCGTTTCCTGATCCAAACTCAATCGTAGTGGAGTTTGTTAGTGTATAGGCGTTAGAATCCTGAACAACGCCATCCACAGAAACTAGGATGTCCTGAACGTCCGAGACCGCGTTGTCTAAAGTAAACGAAGTCGTGGAACCGTTGCCGCTCTCCCGCTGAACTACGGGGATGTTCTCAAAATGTGTGGCTGGTCTATTTCCAGTGTATGGCACAATGCGCTCCTTTAGCTACTGATCGCATCCACTGCGGAAACCCACACATCCACAGAGTCCGCTGCACTTGACTGAACCTTCAAAGCATCCCCTGATTGCAGGACGATTTTAGCGCCACCATCCAAAACCTGTAGAGCTGATGCCGCCGGTATCGGAGCATCTTCGACAAGATAGTAGTCGTTTGAACTTACTGTCACAAACACCTTAACAGTAATTTGAGAAGTAGTGGTGTTAGCTAAGTTGATGCCAACCAATGTGTCGTTTGAATCTGACGTATGTATCGCAACTGCTGAAGTGCCTACGTTTCTTGCGATATAGCGTTTAAAGTCCTGTGCCATTACCTTCTCCTAAAGGGCTATCGCCATTGCGATAGCAAACCCCGCTGTCGCTCCTGATGTTCCGCTTGACGCCGATGTCACCCTTCCATCAGCCGCTACAGTTATACTCGCGTTTGTATAGCTACCAGCCGAGACCCCTGAATTTGCGATATCCGTTGTGATTGACACGTTGCCTAAGTTGGTCATCGCGCTAGCACTAGAGGTCACATCCCCAGCCAGCGTAATCGTTGGACTCTTTTCTACGGTGACGCCGCTCTCAATGGTGCCACTAGACAGCGTCAAACTAGAGAAAGCGTCTACCGCCGCCCCAGATCCATCCGTGTAGATGACCTTTGTTTCACCGTTTGGAATCGACGGATTAGTGCCGGAACTGACGATTTCAATCGTCTGGCTACCAGAGGTAGCGTTCTCAATGAACCAGATTTTGGAAACTGTGCTTGGCGCAAGCGTAACCGTCCGCGTGGCTGTTAGGCTTACCCCAGAGGTGATCTTCAAGTACATCGCACGGACACCGTCCGCCGCGCCGTCCGCCATTGTGATCGTGCTATTAGCATCACTGGCTATCGCTTCTGTGCCATAGCCAAAGGCATCAGCGATAAGCTCGAGATTCGTATTCGTAGTCTGGCCCCAGGTGCCTGACTGTTCGCCGTCAGCAATCTCTTCAAGACGAAGGTTGTTTACATATGTACTCGCCATTCATGCCTCACGCTGCTATGTCTTCCCAGTTATCGCTAACCCCTGTAGTGATAGTGCTCCAAGACGGAGACTGACTTGGCGACACAGCACTCCAAGATGGTGACTGACTCGGAACAATCTGGCTCCATACCAAGACAGACCCAACTTGGCCTGTTCCGACTATACCAGTAGCCGGCACATTTGCCAATCCCGTGACAGTTACCGAACCCAGTCCACTTTGAAGGGCATCTGAAGTGACCTGAACATCTGCCGACGCAAGTGCAACAGCGGTTCCCTGCGATGCCGTCAGGCCAATGCCCGTAACATCTATATTGTTGTTGGTAACTAGAGAAACTTCTCCAACAGATGCTGTGGCCTCTATTCCTGTGGCAGGAACATTGGCCTCGCCAACAACGGTTACAGAGTTGAGCGATCCTGTGGCCTCTTCTCCCGTGAGAACCACAGTAATACCAATAACAACTGTGGTGCTTCCTATCTGTCCGGTGGCGTCTTCGCCAGTAACGGAAACAATGGCTTGAGCATCTACTGTTACAGAATCAACCTCGCCGGTTCCTTCTGCGCCGGTGACATCTATGTTGTTGTTGCTTACAGGGACAACGGAACCAACTTCACCCGTGGCTTCCAAACCAGTCTCAGGAACATTAGCATCCGCTGTAACGGTTTCATCACCAACTTCACCTGTGGCTTCTGAACCAGAAACCGCTACATTTGCCGCCGCTACAACAGTTTCATCACCAACGGCGGAGGTGGCTTCCTCACCGGTGACATCTATGTTGTTGTTACTTACAGGGACAACCGAGCCAACGGCGGCGGTTGCCTCCTCACCAGTCTGCACTAGGATCTGTTGAGTAGTGACGGTTTCATCACCAACTTCGCCTGTGGCTTCTGATCCACTGACAGCGACCACAGCGGCGGCGTCTACGGTGACAGAGCCAACGCCAGAGCTAGCCTCCAATCCGGTCTCAGGAACAACCGCACCAGCGTCTATAGTGACAGAGCCGACCTCACCCGTTCCTTCTACACCGGTGACGGCGACGTTGAAGATCACTCTTACAGTAACCGAGCCAACTGCACCGGTGCCTTCGGATCCGGTAACAGACAGGTTCTGTGCGGTGCTTAGAGTAACAGTGCCTACAGCGGAGGTAGCTTCAGATCCAGTAACAGAAACAACCGCAGCGGCAGAAGTCTGACCGCCAAAGTTACGAAGACCAAAAAGATTGGATTCTCTGTCACTACTGTCGTCTTCTACTACAGCGCCGACAGGCACCTCTGAAACAAACCGCATACCCGCCGTTAAATCGTAACTCTTCGCGTTTGGTGAGAGATTACTGTCGGTTGTAGAGTCGGAGATAAGCTGGAATTTAGTCGGGAAGTCTGATCCAGTGTTACTTGTCGCAAGCTGTATTGTATCTATGAGTGTGCCGCTACTATTGTAGACCTCGATGTTGCGGCCATTCGTACCTGGCGCACCGATGAAGTTAACAAATTCAGCCGCTTCTATGAGTCTGAACTCGTGAGCGAAACAGCCCTCCGGTATAAAACTGGTTTTTTCACCGCCGTCACTGTCCGCAATGCTGAATGCCGCAGAGGCTTTAGCGGTTTGATATCTATTACTTGGCCCTGTAAAGTCTGTACCCGCAGCAAAACTGGTAAGAACCGTGCTTATCGTGGAACTGACACTACTTCCATCACTAGCAAATCTTGTGAAGGTTTGTGCCGTTCCACCATACCCGTCCACCAAAACCGCTGCTGCACTGCCAGAGGCAAAACCGTAAAGGAAGTCGGTGCTTGCAGGGAACGCTGGCCTGCTATCGCCAGACAAGCTAGTGCCGCGTGTCTTAAAGACAATAATCGGCAAGTCTGAAAATACGGTGTATTCAGGGTCAGAAGTATCGTCAGCGTAGGATTGCGTTGTGGTCGCGGTGCTACCGACACTCAAGGTTGTGGTCGATACTCCGTCCTTGAATATCTCTACCGATGCTGTGCCATACAAGGCACGCATCTGTAGTACAAAACCCGTTCTTGTATTACGGAAACCAAACGAAGTGCCCGCCCAAGAGGTCGGCACACCAACAGTTTGGTTGTCCCCACTTTGAAGCGTAATCGGCTTGTCTGCCGATATGATCTTGTTTTCATAGTTCGACGCGGAGACGGTAAGTGTGCCACCTGCCGAACTTATTGTGCCAAGAGATGACCCGTCAGCCGAAACTGTTGTGCTAGCCTCAAAGGCCATAACAGTTATGTTGGGATCATCAGTGTCTGTAGGTACGAAGTATTCGGCGTTGAGGGCGCCGCCTAGCTCTGGGTTGCCTTGAGCCGCAAATCCAACAACGGAAACCCCTGCATTCGCGGCAACCGTTACGCTACCAACCGAACCAGTAGCCTCTAGACCGGTCTCAGAAACATTGGCAGCGCCGGTTACGGTTACAGAACCTACACCTGATGTGGCCTCTAAGCCCGTTTCTGGGACATTAGCTTCTGCATCAACGGTTACGCTACCATCATTTGCGGTAGCCGAAACTCCAGACGCAACAACAGGTAAGGGGGAGTTCCACGCCCCTTCGGACCATGAACCCCGACCCCAACCTGTTATGTTAGCCATAGGAGACTCCTACAGCTTACGCAATGCGGATGATTGCGTTACTTGCGTCAGCCGTTGGGAACTGAATCGTAAAGTCACCTGCCGTGGAGGTCTTGTCTCCACCAAAAGCAAGGATGATTACTGCATCAGTTGTGCCCGATCCGCCACCAGTAGTGGTGTTGTAGATCATCGCACCGTTTGCAGTGACAGTAGCGGTGCTAAATGTCAGATCTGCAAAATCGGTAATAGCTGTAGTGGTGCCAGTTGGGATAGTCGGCGTGACATTAGTCAATGTACCGCCACCCGCACTGTAACCCGTGCCAGACGCCTCGTTTGAGGTAGAGTAGTCTGTTGTAGCTGCACCAAGAGATGCAGAACTGGTAAACAGAGCAAGTTTGAACGTATGACCGCTCGAGGTGGTGAAATTGTGCTTACCTTGAAGCAGTTCCTGCTTGAAGGATGTGCACATCGCTTGTGTGATAGCCATTTAAAGCCTCCTTATTGCTTCAGCTAACTGCGGATGCCCTGCATCCCTCAACGCATTATACACGGTTGTTCTATCACTACGAATAGCCTCCCGCATATAAAAAGCCACAACGGTTTCCATGTGCTTTTGAAACGCTCTGGCTTGATCTCGGATACCTGGATGAGCGGTATCCGAAACTGAAATTAATTTTGCTACGCATCGTTCAGCAACCTCTTCAGGCGTCCAACCACGAGATTCCGTAGTATGAACCGATACAATCGGAGTTTCTGGAACGTCTAGATCTAGCTTAAACATTAGGTTTTCTCTCTAATTATCAGACCTTCTCGGTAGGCATCCGTTGTTTCCAAAGCCTCACCGAAGTTTTTCAGACGAATCAACGCCTGTTGAAACTGCTGATTGTAGTTTTGAAGAACATCAGCTTCACCCTTCATAAAGGTATAAGCCTCTATCAGGGAGCCATACAACAGTGTCATAGGGGCGTTTGTACTTAACCAAGTGCTTCCGCTACTTGATTGAGCGGTTAAACTGGCAGGACGATAGGTATAGTGCAGCTCCGCTGTGAACGCCGCATTGGGAGTAGGCGACAGCATGAAATTGTTGATGTCAAAGAAGGCGTAATACTTTGGAACACCTGTAGCGCCGGTGGGGTTGTACTCCTGCAAGTAGTTGACATCCTTGTACAGTAGGAACTCTTTGCTACCACTGTTTGTGATGGACAACGAATACGGCGCTAGAAAATCGCTAGGGCAAGTAAGAAACTGATTGGAGGATGTGGTTGTGCCCGTCTGATTCTTGCGGAAGAACGTCAACGCCACGCTCTTCAAGATGCGCTCTTCAGCCTCGACAATGAAGGTGTCTAGGTTGTTTACAAACGTAGTCTCTTGATTCTCACAGTAGTCTTGAATCGTTTGTTTTAGTTCGCTGAATGTAAATGCCATTTAAACCACCACTGTGACGAATCCTACGCCGCCAATCATTTGCGCCTTATCCACTGGCGGAAAGACGTTATTGCCAACCGGAACGAATACATGGCCCTTTCCTGTATCAGGTCTAGGGTCGCGGAGAGCTTGTGGATCAACGACTCTACGTCTCGGATCAAGCTGCGGATGTTTCGCCTCAAATTCATCAGAACCTACCTTCAGGCCGTTCCATTCTACCCGCATGTCACGAAGACGATAACGAAACCCAGATCTATCTGAGAGTCCGTATGCGTCTCTGCCTGAAGCATAGTTGCCCATTACACCCTCAGATACTGGATATCAGGCTGTAGCTTCAAAGACACTCGATCTTCATCCTCGTCAGCGGCTCGTTGAAACTCCTCTTCATAAACATTCTTTAAAAGCTGAATACGCTCCGGCGCCTTCTTCAGAGCGATGTAATACGCCATGCCGGCAACCGCACAAGGCAAGAACCGGAAGGGCAACTCAACATTGTTCGTCAGCGCGTCCGCATCTTCTATCCGCCGGAGATAGTAGTATACGATCTGATCCGTGCTGTTTTCTGGTGTCGGCCAAAGCGTGATCTGTGGCGTGATCTGCCGGTTGAAGAAGAACTGAGAAGGGCGACCTTGTGTCGTTTTGTTAGGAATTGACAGATAGTCGCCACGACTCAATCGAGTCAAATCAAAGTCTGTGTTACTGCGCCGTAGAACAACCTCAAGAAGATCTACAACATCTGCACCTAGAGTTTCAGTCGCTTGATTGTTTGTAAGCGTTATCGTTGCTTGCCTGACCGTCCAAAGGTTTACCCCTCTGTTCGCCCAATCTGCAAACATCAGATTCATAGAGCGACGGGCTGTTCGCGCATCGTAACCAGTGCGAACCTCTAGCCCACAACGCTCATACGCCTCTTCTATGATGTCCGAAACATCAAGATCGAAATCTCTAGAGTTAGATGTTGCCATATCAGCTTATCTCTTTGACTTGACCCGTCCGCCGCTACGGAAGCCGGCTTTTTTCTTTTTAGCAACCATCCCGCCGCCACGAAGCATTACCTTCTTGCGAACAGAACCGCCGCCTCTCATCATCTTCTTGCCGTTTTTCATTCTCTTCATTGCACCTGGCATTTCAATCTCCTGTAATAGTCCTGCCGCTGCTGGTATAGAGAAGAACCGTCATAATAGTCTTCACAAGTATTATAGTAGCCCTTCTCTCTCAACTGATCCGAAGCCTCTTGCAACTTACTTAACCGTTGCAAGAAAATCATCGCATAAGGCTCTTCGTCAGTCATTTCTATCTCATCGTCCAAAAGATCGTTGTCTTCTGCCTCTGGGTGAAACCCCATCAAGAACATGTCTTTAGTAGCAAATACACCCTCTGCAATATCTTTGTTCATATCATCTAAAAAAGCATACATATCATCTAGTTCTGGGTAACAATGATCCACCAATATGATCACTTCCTTTGAGTCATCCCAGTCTTCTACAGCCAAATACAAGCTGTCCCAATCTTCTGTGTCCTTAAACAAAAACCCCACTTTGTCTTCAGCCCAAGCCTTACGAGCAAAAGGACAAGCTGGCAAGCCGTTGTAGTTCTCGTTTGTCTTCTCCAAGACAGAAGCCGACCACCTCTTCAACTCTTGAATCACAGACTCTTGCATCAACTACTTCTTCTTTCTTCTAACCGCCTTAACGCGGCGTGGCTTGCCGGCAGGTTGGCCCAGCCGTTTCTTTTGAGAAATCCTACTTCTTTTCTCTTTTGCGGACAGTTCTTTGGTTGTTTTAGGGGTCTTGGATGATACCCGCTTAGACGGGCGACAATAAGGAACACCACGTTTTTCGCCCTTCTTCCTGCCGCACGGCTTGCCTGTACGGACATCTTTCCATTCTTCCTTAAACCACCGCTTGAGCGCCGCCCCCTTCTTTGTCTTACGAACTGCCATCAGGATTGCTCCACAGCACCCTTGGTGCGCTTACGTCTTTTTGGCAAGACGGCTCCGCAGCCTCTCGCTACTGCGGTTCCTTTGATCCGCTTGCCTCGAAACTTGCGTTTCGGTCTTGTCTCTGGGACTCGCATCAATAGGTCTTACCTTTGCGTTTAGAAGAGCCAGTCTTTCTTTTAGACTTCTTACTCTTTCCTCCAGTTCCCCAGTTTTTGGCTCCCACTTTTCGGCATTTAGCAATCGCTCCCGAAGCATACGCCGATGGAAAAACCTTATATCTTGCTTTAACCTTTCGGTAACATGCATCCTTTGCCACTTTAGACCCCTTAGTCGTTTGCTTGGCGGTAGAGCTGCGCGAGATCGTCATTGCCTTTCTCCGCTAAAAACGCCTGCCACATGGGTTTGATCATCTCATAGTTAGAGGCGACCTTCTCTTTCACGACGGCAGTGTCGGTCTTGAGTTCAACGATAGAGATACCTATCCAACCCAAGAACGCCAAAGTCGCACCACTAATGATTGTGCTTAGATTCTTCAACACCGCCACCTTTTCCTTGCCTGACAAATACGCTTATTGGGCGTTTTGCGGCAATTGATGTTATGCATCTTCATCTGCCCCTTTGAACGGGAGCAGTAGGAACTGCGGCGTTTCGCACGAGACTTGCTCGGCTTTTTCTCCGTTACAGCCGTTTGGAGCTTGCTGCCTGGATTCTTACGGCGGTACGCCGCGACTCCAGCCTTAGTCATTCCCGCCCCAGACTTAGTGGGGCGGAAATTCTTTTTGTTGCGCTTGGGCATCTTTGCGGCTTTACGAGCCATTAGCCAAAGAAGCCTGTAATCGAATCTATGTTGGTAAGTGTCACATGACACTCATCATCAAAGATGATTCCGTGGTCTGGTATAGCAATCTGATTGTCATCAGAGGTGTGGAACACCATAGACAACAAAGTAGCTCCACCACTACCGTTCTTAAACACCACCGCTGGAGATCCACTAGAGGCTGTCTTTACATAGAAAGCCTTTAGACGAGTTCTCCCGCCCTGCAATGTTCCAGTCGCCGTTGCCGTTTTAGCAAAAATAGAAGCGGCCATGTTCGCCTCCTATTAGCTATCAGCAAATGGAGTAGCAATCGTGCCTGACCCAATCAACTGTCCTTGAACCATATACTCGGCAGTAGCCAGAGCAGTAATTTCAACATAGCTATTAGCAATACCACCTGTGGTAGTGCCATTCATTGAAATCACATCATTAGTTGCTCCAGGAACAAACCGTTTATGGGTGCTATTGTTGATGCCAACAGAAACAGAACCAACAAACTTGTCAGTACCATCTGTTTTAATGTCAAGATCGGAAGCCGTTGTGCCGATGAAAAAACGGTAAACTGCACCGATCTCATCTGACTTGATAGTAGGGAGAGTAACCGCACCATCTGCGTCATTGATTTCAATGACTTTACCCGCATGAGCAGCAACGGTGAGGGTGGTCTCTGCGGTAATGTTTACAACAGAGTTTGATCCAGCATTGAACATCCCTGCTTGGGATACAATAGGACCAGAGAAGGTAGTCCGAGCCATGTCTATCTCCTGTCGTGGCTAGTGTCAGATCCACTCTGGACCTGTCAGGATACGAACAGGATACACGAAAAAAGACGGAGCCGCAAATTCTACGGCTCCAAGTTTAGGGAGGAAACTACATGTGTAAGGTAAAACTACTATAACAGAAAAAAGGGCGGCTCGAAAGCCGCCCTTTTGCCTAGTAGGAGGACTAGGGTTCTTATGCGCCCGGCGAACCAAATACGCAACGCGGATCGGAGAAGCCGAAGCTGTAACGCTCACGAGCCTTGAAACGCATGTTGCCGGTGTCGAAGTCTGCTTCCATCTGAGTGGAGAGCGGTACACGCTCAAAGTGTACGAAACCACGAGGTGCATCGGTAAGGATGAAGAACGCATCCGTATCCGTAAGGAAGTCGTTGACATGGTAACCGTCAGGCAACATCCCCATGGAGCGAATTGCGTTAACATCGTTATCCGCAGTACCCACACGCAGGTTGGACACCATCAGGCGCTCTGCAACGAACTGAAGCTGACGAGGTATGATCAGCTTCATGCCGCGAAGGGCGACCTTCAGGCCACGCTCATCAACGAAACCAGCGATGCTGATCAGAGCGTCCTCAAGCGAGGTCTCGTTCAGGTCAGCGGCTGTGCTTGGCTCGTTAGCAAACGTGCTACCATTTGTAAGCGGGTGTGATGCGTCACAGAGTGCAACGCCGTCACCGCCAGCAGACGCACCAGCCGTAAACGCATTGTTAAGAATGCTGGCTGCTTTGACCTGCTTCGTGTGTGCCATTGAACGGGCGAGAGCACGAGTGTAGCGCGAAGAAAGACGATCATAGAGATTGTCTTCTACGGCTTCTTCTGTGATCGAAAACGCCAGTGCAATGGTTTCGTGGTTGTACCGAGCGGTGTACGCTTCGTTGGCATCATCAAAATTGATGGCGGAACCTTCCGACTTAGTCGGTGCGGCGCCAAAGCCACTCAGCATAACTTCTTCCTCAAATGCTCGATCTGAGGACTCGGTGGTGTAGATTTCGGCGTGCTGGCCTTCGTACCGGTTGTACTCCATGCCAAACAAGGCATTGAGACCAGGCTCCAGCTCTTTCGCCAGTTGTGCGCGAGAAATAGCCATTACTGAGCCTCCTTATACGCCGGTGGTCGAAACAGTGCCACCCGCAATAGCACCGTTAGCACTATTGAAGTGGTTGTTCAGACGCACGATTACAGGGATACCAGCTGCGGCAAAATCCTCGTTCTCAGGATCTTCCTGCCAACCCATGATACGCAGATTGAGCGTATTCGTGGTGTTGATAGTGCCTGTACCCAACGTCGCAGAAGAAATACCTGTGGTAGTAGAACCAGAAGTACCTGCTGCAAAGTTTGCGTTGGCAAAGACATGACCACGAAGAGTTGCTTTGCTGGTGATAGATGCATCCGTCGCAATTGCGAACAACTGCATTGGATCATCATACACGAAAGCCTTGACGGGATGATTCGTATCCGCGCCAGAACCAGGCCAGTAGTTAGAGAAGATTTTCTCGCCAGTGGTTGAAGATACATACTCACAACCGCCAAAAGCACCAAGCAAGCCTACCGTTCCACCTGCCGCCGCGCCCACAATGTCAATAAAACCTGTGGACAGAGGAATGACCGGGGAACCTTGGTAGATGACGTTGCTGTTGCCTGCGGCAATCTCGTAGAGTGTGTACCCAGACGCACCGGTTGAATTGGCGTTCTGCCCCAGCTTAGAGATAGGGCGGAGGCCAAAAGCACCGTTAGCATTTGCCATGGGTGTTGCTCCTTATCAATCTACTCGGAGTCGCCTTTGCGACCTCCGAAAGTTACACGACTTTGCCTATCGTTAGTGATAGGCATCGAAGGATGCTGTTCCTTCATTAAGTCCTGGTCAACAGCCGTCATTTGTTCGCGGGTCCGTCCCCGGTAATATTCGGTTCTTTCCTGCGCTGTCTCTTCAGGTATACGGGCTAGCATTAACCCACCGTTACCAATCACACCGGCATGTGAGCCTTCATCAAGAACCGCATAGTCATGTCCAGGGTACTCATCAGCTCTGACTGGTTCCCATCCCTCACGAAGTTTCGCGTGGACGTTCATCTTGTCTTCGTCGCCTCTGAGAGATGTCCTGATCCAACGATGGCGATACCCATCAGGCGGTGTCGGTGCATCTAGTCGGCTGGGCGGTGCCCATGGTTTCCTGCGCGTTTGCTTCTCGCGTGTCTGTGTAGACCGTGGTTGTCTTGTATCACTCATAACTTAGTCCTTTACATACTTAGCGTATTCTTCCAAAGGAACTCCAAGTTTTTTAGCCATTGCTATCTGTGATGGTGACAACTTGACAGTCCTGCGCCCCTGCTTGTTGCTGCGGGATGCGGAAGTAGAAGCCGAGGCGACCCTTGTACTTCCCCCGTTCTGTTTGGCTCCCAACTCATTTGGAAAACGAGATTTAAGACGGGAGTCCAATTCATTGTAGTAGTCATCGCTAGATGGGTCAAACCCTTCTTCGTTGACTAGGTTGTTGTGAATCACAAACGCGGCCTGTGTCATGATCTCGTCATCACCAAACCATTCGTTTGTCTCCGCCCACTTCTGCGCTCGTGGGTCTGGCTGTGCCTGTTGTGGCTGTGCCTGTGTCTCCTGCGGAACCTCAACAGGTTGTGCCTGTTGCTCTTGCCGCTGTTTAGCAAGCCTGTAGCGTTCTTGCTCAATGGCGATCTGTGACAGTGCCTGTTGAGAATTGAACAGAGCATCCGCGTCACCGCGCTCATGAGCGTCCGTATATGCACGCTTGGCTTGCTCTAGCTGAGACTCCAGTCGAGTGCCGTACTCACTGAGGTAGCCTTGATCAAGGTTATTGAGCTTGGTCTTGAGTTGCTCGTTCTCTTTCTTCAAGACATCCGCAAGCCGCGCAGCTTCTTCCTTGTCGCGCTCGGCATAGCGATACTTCTCAGTCAGCTTCTTGATGCGCTTCTGAACACCCTTGCTGTAACTGTCTAATTCATCCTCGGACGCTTCAGACGTTTCGGCAGGCTCTTCAGTCTGAACCTCAACACGCTCTTCTTCAGCGTTGACCGTCTTCTTGTCGTCCTCGAGCGTTACCTCAACGCTCTCCTCTTCAACTGCTGCTTGAGCCTCTGCCATCTCCGTCTCCTTAGACATGCTTCACATCATCGGGTTCAAGAAGAGTAGCGATCACTTCGTCATCGTTGATGATGCGAACCTCTCCACCCTCAATCTTGAACCTAGACCCTGCATAACGACCAATGCACACCCACTGACCTTCCTGACACCATGGCTCTGGGCTATCACCAAACTTGTTGGGATCTTGATAAGCCAACGGACCTAGCTTCAGCACATACGCTACTACCGTAGCCAATGCCTCACGCTCACGGGCTTGATCAGGAATAAGAATGCCGCCATCAGTCTTTGCCTTGCCTTGATAAGGCATGACAAGAAGCCGCCAACCCGTAGGTTGCGGCAGGCGTTCTTTCAGGGATTTGTCGATAAGACTAGGGTCTAGGACTCGCTGGTCTGCCTCTACATAAGCCGACTCTGCGGAAACGGGATCTTTTGCTTTTGATCTGGCAACATGATCAGGAACGTATAATGTCTTCGCCATCGTCTACGTTTTTCTCCAGCAGGGATTTGATTTCTTCCTTGGCGTAGACAAGTCCCTGTACTTCTCCCACCAGCCGCTGGTATTGCTCAAAGTTCTGAACACCACCAGATGTCAACATTTCAGCGACTTGTTCCTCTCGCTGTTCCAACAACCTATAAACATATTTTGCGAAGTCTGCAACATCCATCGGACAATTAATATGTGCCGCTGAAGTTTTTGCCTCTCACAACGGCACCGCAACCACGAGCCATACCATCGGCTTTTACGCTCATGCCGCTACGAAAACCTTTAACTCTGCCGCCAGTAGCAAACTCCGTTTGGAACAGTTCAGCCTTGATGATCTTAATCTCTTCCGCATCGTCATCATCCATAGGGTCAAGATCCTCAAGTTTTTGCATGAGCATCTCACGACGAACATCACCGCCCTCATCAAACTTAACCATGCCGCCATCGGCCTTACGAAGCTCTTCAAAGTCCTCGCCAGTAATCTTATCGCGAGGCTCTGCCACACGGGCAATCTTCATCTGCTTTTCGGTGTATTTGTTTTTGGGCATCGAGGACTCCTATTTCTTGCCAAAGAACTTCGTTGCTGATCTAACGCCAAAGCTGGCCGCTACAATCACACCCAGTGTATACTGATACCAGTCCGGCATCACCTCCAAAGCCGCGAAACCCTCCGCAACAATGGTTCTACCCCATTCTCCGGCAAACGCTAGTATCAGCGGAATCGAGAACAGAATCGTTAGCCACTCGTCCTTCCAAGACGACTGACTACCCTTCGCCATCAGCTTTTCCCAATCAGCCGTTGACGTTGCAGCAGACACCATCACCTTGGCTTCAGCTTCCGCCTTGGCCTTGGCAACCGCAGATTTGCCGCGTTGCTCTTCCGTTTTTGAGTCCATCCACGACCCAATCAGGCCGGATACAGGACCAATAAGTGCTTGTAACATCAATACACCTTTACCTGATCTGGGTTGACCTGTCTAGGAACACAGTACGCTGTAACTCGATCCTTGGGATCTAACAGGTCCGAATACTTGTAGTTTCCGTACCTTTTGGAGACTTGATTCGCAAAGTAGTTACATTCAGTGATCGAATAGAAATACATGTTTCCACTCTCTAGCTTGCGAAAGTCTCCGGTTCCCAGATAAACCAACAACAAGAAGGCATCTACCATTACTTGCGACTCATCCAAGCTGTAGTGCCCATATACGCACCTACGATGCCAGCTCCACTAATATAAAACAAGTTACTTATGTCCGCCAACGCCGACACCCGCTCAACCGGCACAAAGAACATCGCGACTGTAAAAGCACCCATTGCTCCCAACGAGGCCGTCGCCATACGGCGCTGTGCCCGTAGTTTACGCATCTCGTGCTCGGCCTGACGTATCTCTTTGGCGTGGGCGAGTTCCTCGTCCGTAATTTCGCCATCGCCGTCCAGATCATACTCAGCATACTCAGTGTCCTTCTGAAACTTCTTAACCATTCTCCCTCCTTTTGACGTACAGCCAAGCAAGAAAGACTAGGAACGCTCCGACCATCGTCAGCAAAAGTATGATGCAAAGCACTTCAACAAACTTCCGGCGCCGCTCTCGTTGCCGATACAGTGTCTCCTGACGCTGCTTTCGGATCCGACCTTCCATACGAATCAGTTCATCCCAGTGAGATTGACCCATGGTGTACTGAATCCATTGCTGGAGTTCTTGACGCTGTTGCTGTGCTTTTTTCTTGGCGGCGAAGACTTCAATAGCTTCTTGTTCGACGGTCTTGCCGCCGAATAGCTTCTTGAATATAGGGGGGTTCTTGGCCTCTTTCTCGGCCTGGTCAAGGTCGGACAGTGCACCCATCCAACGCGAAAGGTCGGATGCCATCGCCTCGATGTCCCGTCCTATCGCAAAACCTTTTTTAATGGCTCCAAATGCCGCCGAAGCGGTAGCCATCGCAGTTACTGGATCCAATTATCCCCTACGCATCGCCAACTCACGCTGGGTCTGGATGCGTTCCCTGTTCACATCTGCCCTATCTTCCGCGATCTCCTCTTGGAGTTCGATTCGCGCTGCGTCAGTCATGGCTCTCTGCTGGAGCTTCTGGCGTTCCAACTCAAGTTCTGCCGCGTCCTGCGCCGCTCTGCGCTCGGACTCGTTAGCCTTGATAGCAAGCTCTTGCTGCCGGATTGCTACAAGAGGATCTTGTTGGCCTGCCGGCGGTGCAAGCATCTGAATGATTTCTTGGGTAAACTGTGCTTCTAGTCTTGCAACCTCGGCCTCAACCATGTCCTCACTCATCGCAGATGCTGCTTGCATTTGTTGTTGCGCCATCATGGGGTCTACTGCCCCCATCTGAGCGGCCAATGCCATTTGCTGCGCCTGCGCCTGCTGTTCTTGGACTTGAGCCATCACAGTCAAACGTGCCTTCATGGATACATGATCCTGAAGGTGCCCCATGAATATAGCATAAATGTTGGGCGATGTAGAGACCAACGGCAACTTCATGAACGTGATATGCGCCATGATATGAGCGTCGTGGTCCTGTTGTTGGAAGGCTGTCAGGAGTTCTCCCTGCATTCCCTTGGCATTCTCAATGCTGGGACTCGTAGGCTTTGGCTCCTTCTTGGCCGGCAGAATCTCATCAATGTTCTGCACTTCCAGCGCCTGATACATACGCTTGTATGCTTCATGGAGATTGTGGATCTGCGGGTTCGACTGCGCCAACTGAAGCTGTGTCTGCGCTAGTGTTACCCGTTGTGACATCGAGAAGATGTTTGGATCCGATACTGGGATCACATCCACGCGACCATCAAAGTCCTGTGCTTTGATCTCTGAGGGTGCTCCGGCTACCTCATAGGGATACACAGGTGGGAGATTTTCTGCGAAGATTCTAGCGAGGAGCCGGAACTCTGTTTTCTGGGCATAATGCAGGCGCTTATGAATGGCCGACATGACCTTCATACCGCGCTCAAGCAGTGCCACAGTTGTCCCTACGGGCATGTCTCCGCTCTTGGCACCGTCACCAATCTGCTGATCGGCGATAGACACAAAGCGACGACCACCCTCAATCAAAGAGGCCAGCAACTGCGCTAGCGTGCCAGACGGCTCCTTGAATGGAAGCGGAATGATAGAGTTACGAATGTCACCACCAGGCGCATCAATGTCTCTGAACTCACCAGGACTCAGCGGCTCGTCGTCGTTACGGATGCGAATGCCCCGCGCCTTGAAACCGGACGGCAGGTTTGCCAACGTGCCGGAATCAATCAACTGACGAAGAATGCTGGTCGCGGCGCGACCCAACCCACCGATCATGTGAATCAGACCGAAGCCATAGAAACCCAGACCGGGTAGGAATTTGTAGTGAACGAAATACTGGCGCTTGCGCTTCAGCGAATCTTCTTGGTCATAGTTACGAGTGATGGACAGAATCTCGCCTGACCCATGATCAATCGTAACGACATACGGCAGCTTGATTTCGGTAGGTTGACCGTCAGCGCCTATGTCCTCAAAACCCTCTAGATCCAGATCGACATGCATCTCCAGAACGGTGTGAATGTCGTCCGTGTATCCTTTGCTCAGACCCTCAAGTTCATCGACCTTGTCGCGAACCTGATCGTCTACATTGTCATCTACCGTTACCTCTACATCCTTGTAGATGCCTGCAACCTGCATCTTGCGAAGCTGGTTGCCATCCATACGCAGAACGTGAGTCACACGAGGTGCTGTGTTCAGATCGGTGGCAGAGTACGACACAACCAGATCTTCGGCAGGCACAAACGCCGACACCGCACGAGCCTTGGTCGGATCAAAGTAAACCTTCTTGAAGGTCGAACCGGACAGCGGCAGATAGAACAGCATCTGATCCGTGTCAGGATCAAACTCCTCCATAACCTCAGTGACCTGATAGTTCATGAAGTTCTTCACGCGGCTGGCCTGCGCTTCCTTCTCCATGGTCTTGGAGCCAAGCACCTGCGTCTTTACAGGACCACCGGCAGGCAGAAGTTCCTTATAGGCTTGCGCTTGGAACTGCGTGACAGATTCGGCAATCAGAGGATGTGTTACGCCAGATGCACCCTCGAATGGCTGGGTGCGCTCTTGATACTTGATACCAAGAAGATCCAGACCCTTGGTGTACGCCTCTTCCCAATCCTCGCGAGACTCCATGTCTTCTTCGTACAAACTACGAAGTTCGCTGGATATCTCACCCAAAACATCATCATCAATGATCTCGGCGAGATTCGCCATGTGATCATATTGCTCGGTCTCTACCTCAAGACCGTCAGGCACACCGCCCATGAGAGCCTGCACAATTGCACTGCCGTCAGGCTGTTGAACGACCTCCGCGCCTCCAGCAAAGTCTGGAGCCTGCGGGATCTCTACTTCCATGCCCTGCGGCGCTTCAATGCCAGAGTCTGTCAAACTGCCCATCGGGCGTGGAGGTAGTGCCATTAGAATATCCCCTTAAAGGTGCCGCGTCGTTGAACATGTACCACGCCACCTTCAGCTTTCTTTACCGGCTTCTCAGGCTCAACAACTAGAGGCTTACTAAGCTCCTTAATATACTTATCAAGCTCCTTGTAACTCATCTTGGTAATGTCAGCTTTTTTCTTACCCATCAGTAATACTCCCGCTTCCTTGGATACCAGTCGGAGTTATCGTTCTCGCCCTCAAGCTCGATGAACCCGCCCTGCCGGAAACGAATCAAAGCCATCGTCATGCTATCGACAAAGTCGTCATGCTCCCCGTGCGGGAACGCAAGACACTCCTCAATAACTTCCTCCGAGAACTTCTGTTCCGGTGCCCACACCATCCCCGCCTCAAACAGCGGAGCCACCGTGTGCATACGGGTGATCTTATCACGGCCTTTGCTTGGTGTATAGTTCATGACCGGAATGCCGGCAGCGCGTAGCTCGTCCGTCAATGGCTGGCCCGACGCCTTCGCCTCAATAATAACCATATCAGGTTCCCAATACTCGTACTCTTCTCCTGCCACCTCTTTAAGTTCAGGGAAGTTCCAACGACCACGACGAGCATCCATAAGAATGATATTATCGGCACCGGTATTTTCATTCTCAAACACCCCCCATGTCGTAATGGCAGAGAAGTCAGCCGTCTCTTTCTTGCTGAAAGCCGTGTCATACGCCTGAATGATGTATTTCACAGGCGGGATATCCTTCTTCTCCCACCTCTGCCACCACTCCTTCTTGACGATGGCGCCCTCTTCGGCAGTAGGATTCTGTTGCCACTGCGCGTTCCACTTGGCTACGGGCAGGGATGCCTTGACCTTGATCAGATCGTCCCTGTTCCAGAACTCAGGCCAGAGCGGTTTGTCGGACGGAAGTATGGCGGGGAACTCCACAACCTCCCATTCGTCCGCCATCTGGTCAGAACCCTGCATCTTGAGCACCTGACCGGTCAAATCCTTCTGACCCCAGCGCGTCATGACGATGATTATCGCCCCACCCGGCTGCAAACGCTGTCTTGGACCGGATGTGTACCACTCAAAGGCGTGATCGAAGGCCGTACTGGACAATGCGTCCTGCTCCGAGTGCGGATCGTCAATAATCAACAGATCTGCACCGCGTCCAGTCATTGCAGCGCCCACTCCGGCGGCAAAATACTCGCCTCCAGCCGAAGTTCCCCACCTTCCGGCGGCTTTATCGTCCGCTTTTAGGCCCGTATCGGGGAAAATGGTGTGAAAATCGGGCGTGTCGATCAAATCACGCACTTTTCTGCCGAATCTGACCGCCAATTCGGTGTTATGCGTGGCCTGAATGATCTTTAGCTTCGGATTCCGCCCCAAAAACCACGCTGGCATCAGATATGAGGCAAATTCTGACTTAGAATGACGCGGCGGCATGTTCACAATGAGCCGTTTCAGCTTACCCTGCGCCACTTTTTCCAGCTTTTCCGCAATAATCCGGTGATGACGGCCCTCGATGAAGCCGTCATACACATGATGCACGAATGGCATGAACTGATCGCGTGCCTTTTCGCGTATACTGAGCCGGACTTGCTGGTTCTGAAGAGCATATATCTCCTTCAGAACCTCTTCAGGAACCGTATCAAACTTGTCGGCCAAGAGCCGCTCCTGTCGGCGACAGACCCTGTATGCCCTGCGGCACGTTAGGACGGAGCACAAACGGATTTATCTGCCCAACCTGTGTCGCTTGGGTCACAGGTTGGAAAGATGTCGGGAAACCACCGGACGGGAAGAACTGGAACCCAGAGCCGGGAGGCGCAGTCGTCACATCATCTACAGGCTGACAGACCCCATTGACCAACTGGTAACCTGGAGGACACGGATCCTGTGGCGATTTTGCAACATTCGTGGTCATCGCTCCATCGTCACCCGTCTGTGCCGGCGGGTTGACCAGATTTCCAAACGGTCCTGTATAGTCGGGATTCGGCATTCCAGAATAGGTAACCGTACCAGAGTCCGACATACGAAGAGTCCCGCGCCCTGTATCAAGCTCCAGCTTGCCAGTCTCCTGATTGAACTGTGCCCCAGCTTCCATCATGTCCCGCACGTTGTTGCGGTTCGCTTCCACCGGATCGAGACCAGGAAGGAAGGACATGAGGTCCGTCAGGAAGTTGCCCTCTGTCGCGCTACTAACAAAGTCACCCATCTGACGCGCGTCACTGAACCCTTGCATCTGACCATCAAGACCAGTCTTGCCGCCAGCATACCTAGGCACACCAAAGATGTCGGCGTCATACGCAGGATCATCCTCGTAGCCGCCATACAATCCAGCACTCGTCGTGGCGCCAGACACATCCATAGGTGCCGTGCCCGTCTGAAGCAGAGGATTAACTAGATTGCCCCCAGCATCAGGTTGTGGATTACGAGCCAAGAAGTCAGAAGCAGGAGCCGTGGTTCCTGTGCCACCAAATAACTCATTCGCTCCGCCCATGCTTCGACCAATAGGCCGCTGTTGCCTCCGATCAGCAGGTGGCGGCACGGGAAGCGTCATCGGTGCTGGTCGGAGACTCGGATTAAGTAAGTAATCACCCTCTCGATCATCCATATCAAACTCAGGAATTGAGCCTTGCAAAACAGCCGCCGCAGTGGCGGCTTCGGGCAAGGTGGTGATGCCTAACATGTTATTGACCGCATTCAGCGCCTGCTGCTGTTGAGCCTGACGCTGTCTTTCAGCCTCTTGCCCCGCTGCTGGGTCAAGACCTGCCTCAGAGAACATGTTAACGAGGTTTCTCTCTTCTGCGACGGTCAATGGCGCGGTGGGATCAGGAACTCGTGATCTCAACGCCGCAGCTTCAGGATCAGCTAGAGAGGCTTGCGGACCAAGGTCCAAAGATGTGAGCAAGTTCTGATCCATCGACGGCTGAGTCACATCACCGATGTTAGCCAGAGCTGCACCCGCAGGAGGAGCACTAGCCTGAATCCGCTCAAACTCCGCTGTGTCCTCAATAGCCTCCTGCGCCGCCTGATTAATGGCGTTCTGACCACTCTTAGTCAGATTGCCACTGCGGTTCACGAACCCAGGATCGTAACTTTCAAGGACATTGCTTACCGCAGCTTGCTGGGCAGTCTCATTGCCACCCGATGCCTTGGTCTTATTCGCCGCCGCTACAGCCGCAGAAGTCTGCTGACTCGTGGCACCCTGAAGAGCGTCATAGTTGCTGCCCTTGCCACCCTGTCCATCCGTGTAACCAATCTGCTGGTCCTGAGATGTGCTGCCAGTCTTCGATACGCCGTCTACACCAAATACGGTGCCCTGCGGCTCGTCGTTGCCGCCGCCGCCGCTATCAGAGGATTCACCCATGCTTCAATCTCCAAGCATTGCCCTGCCTGCCGTCAGGACGTTTCCAGTACGCCACATCATGATCCGTGACATCACTCAAGAATCGGCGCATGTCTCTCGCAATATACAATACACTATCCACCGCAACCATGTCCATGACCCACAACTGGTCGCCAGAAGACCGCGAAAACACCTCACGGCCACTATACTCCCGCGTCTCAGCCTCCTCAAAAGTCATGTAACACCAAGTCGCAAAACCAATCAGCGAACCTTCCCGCATCCAATATCGAACCTTCCCATGCTCAATC